ATGCATAGCCTCACTCGCCTGTCCGGCCGCGTCGGCAACGAACTGGTCTGTGCCGGTATTGCCCTGGAGACGCTGGGTAACCTGCTGACTGCTCACAGCTCCAAACACAATTTCGAAGAGAAAGACGTTGATGGGCTGAACCACGCCGTGCTCGCTATTTCGGCATTTGTCAGGTCAGCGGGGTATGACCTTTGTGAGGCAGCAGAAACAGAGCAGGAGGCGAGCCATGTGTAACCTCAAACTCGTTCCTAAAGAGCCGAAGCCCACCATCGAGCAACTGACAGAGATGCTCAAAGATCGTATGCGCACCTTTGATGGTGAACGATGGATTCCGCTTCGTGACTTGGACGCAGCTGTCCGCCTCATTTTTGGCAATGAGCAAGGGGGTGACAAATGACAGCCGTAATCGTAACCCTGCCGCGCTGCAAAAAACTCCGCAATAGACGCGAATTGAGCTTTGTCAGCACCTGGATAGACGGCTCTTACCGCCGCTTCAATAACTGGTCACCTGAGCGGGCAGGAGTTAAATCAGACCAACGCGATGGTGATTTTGAATACGGCCTGAGCCTTATTCGAGAGCTGCAAATGCTTCAGAAGGGCAATGAGCAAGAGGCGTTCTGCGCAATAAAGTTCGCTCTCAATTCGCGCAACTGGAAGCCAGGGCACGACGTTGAGGATGGCTTTGCGGACGGTATCGCATCCCTTGCAATTGTGGGAATGCGTGCCCTCGTGGCTGGCGCAGCTCCTTTCGATCCCGATCAGGAGTAACTGATATGAAGATTAAAAACGGCGCCATCGCGCCGACGGGATCGGCTTGCCTGGAGAAAGTAGAAATCACCTTCCGGGAGACTCTGCAGGAAATCTATGGTGCGCTCGACTGGCTACCCGTGGCCGATGGTGTCATCCACAGATTCCACGTACCAGGCGATAAGGCTGGTTCGGTGAACGGCTGGTATGTCCTCTACGCCGACGGCATCGCCTCCGGTGCCTTTGGTTCTTGGAAGGCTGGCGACCATCAGACTTGGTGCAGCCGAAAGCCTGCAGACGCATTGGAGGCCCATCTAATTGCTCAGCGAATCGAGCTCTGTCGGGCTCAACGCGAGGCGGATACAGCCAGACAGCACCAAGCTGCGGCGGAATACGCCAAACGACTCTGGCGCGACGCTCGTCGAGCTGATCCCTGCCACCCATACCTGATATCCAAGTCGGTTCGATCCCATGCTCTGCGCCAACATGGCGACACGCTGCTGATCCCTCTCTACCGCAACAGCGAGTTGGTGAACCTACAGCGGATTAGCCCTGACGGAATCAAACGATTCCTCTCTGGCGGCCAGGTTAAGGGGTGCTATTCGCCCCTTGGCAGTATTTCCCCGGGGCGCCGACTCTACGTCGCCGAAGGCTGGGCCACTGCTGCGACGCTCCACGAGCAAGTCGGCGGTGCTGTCGCTGCTGCGATGAATGCAAACAACCTGCGCCCTGTCGCTATCGCCCTTCGAGAGAAATACGGCGACTTGGTGGAGATGGTTATTGCCGGCGACGACGACAGGCAGACAGCGGGGAATCCCGGAAGGGCTGCAGCTATCGAAGCCGCCAAGGCTGCCAAAGCTTTGGTGACGTTCCCTGATTGGCCAGCAGATGCGCCTCTTCATCTGACCGACTTCAACGACCTCGCCAGTTGGAGGGCTACCTGTGAGTGCTGATCCTGTACCGTTCATGAAGCCGCCAGCATCACCAATGTGGCGGGCTAATCTCACGCCCGCCTCCGCAATCACCCCAGTCGCAATCCGCTGGCTCTGGCCTGGCTGGGTAGCACGAGGAAAGTTGACCGTGCTGGCGGGTGCCGGTGGGAGCGGGAAAACCACCCTGGCCATCGGTTTGATTGGCACTCTCACCAGCGGAGGTCGCTGGCCTGACGGGGAAGTCTGCACCGAGCCTGCAAACGCTTTGATTTGGTCGTCGGAAGACGATCCGGCTGACACTCTGGTGCCACGTCTTATGGCAGCTGGCGCAAACCTCGACCGCGTTCACATCATCCAGGGTCGTATCAACGAGCTCGGGGAACATGAGCCCTTTGATCCGGCCGGCGACTTCGACCTCCTTCGTGACGCAGTTGATGCCATTGGTGGTGCATCTCTGCTGCTCCTGGATCCTGTCGTCAACGTTGTGAAGGGCGATATGCATCGCGCCAATGACGTCCGGCGCGCACTGCAATCTGTTGTCGACTTCGCCGAATCGCAAGGAGCGGCCGTGGTCGGGATTAGCCACTTCAGCAAAGGAAGTGGAGGGTCTTCTCCGGCTGATCGGGTGATCGGCAGTCAGGCTTTCGGCGCACTCGCCAGAACCGTCCTGGTGGCCGCCAAGCAGGAAGACTCCGACGTTCGTGTCTTGGCTCGCGCCAAGTCGAACATCAGTGACGATCAGGGGGGTGTCAGCTACACCGTCGAACCCTGCACCGTCGGAGATGGCATCGAAACGACTCGGGTGATGTGGGGCGACCGCATCGAGGGTAGCGCGCGAGACATTCTGGCCGTGGTGGAAAACACCGGTGACGACGACCAGAAGTCCGAATTTGAGGAGGCCTGCGATTTCCTGCGGGACATCCTCAAACACGGTGCGGTGCCTTCCAAGCAGATCAAGTCGGATGCGAATGAGGTTGGTCTTTCGTGGGCAACTGTTCGCCGTGCCCAGAAGGCAATTGGCGCTGTAGCGATCAAAGAAGGCAGTCCAAGCGCAGACGGAAAACAGCAGTGGGTTTGGCGCCTGAATGACGAAGGTGCTCAAAAAACTTCGAAGGTGCTCACTCAAAACAATGAGCATCTTCGGGAAAACGTGAGCACCTTCGGCGGTATTCGTCCCCCTTCCTTCGACGAATCGGATACTGAGGGCTTCTGAAAATGGCCGCGATTGACTACCTCATCCAGAAGGGGTTCGCGGCCAAGATCCAGGGGAAACGTATTGTTGTTTCCCCTGCTAGCCGGCTCACCGATGACGTTCGGGTTTACATCAAAGCCCACCGCCTCGAACTTATTGCCGAACTCGCAGCAAACGACGGAATCGAGCGCCGTTGTCACTGGCAAGTAACTCTCAGCGGGAAGCCAATCTGCATAATGATTGGGGAGCCGATGACAGAGGCTGAAGCTCTCGAAGCGGCAAGGTGGCGATGGCCTGGCGCGGAGGTCAGCCATGGCTGAATCTTTCGAAGATCGCATTGAGGCAACCACTCGCCTCCTGCTCGCATCCTGTCGAGAAAGTGGACTCCACCTTTCAGGCGATTTGCGAGTTACCGAGGCTGATGCAGCAACCCTTCTCAATATTGCGCCCGGCTACTTGAAGCAGATGCGTACCGGCGATGGCAGCGCACCACGGCACTACCGAATCCCGATGTCGGGCTGCCAGATCAGCTACCGACTGAGGGACATCGCAGTATGGATAGAAATAGGTACTGAGTAAGCGGACGTTAGCTGACGTACTTTCACGTCAGGTAGCGGCATGGTTCCTAAGTCGCAAGGAAGCGACCATTTCTCCAGCAACTTTTCCTGGAGAAACCCATGCGCGAGCTCGTCCTTTCTCAATTCACCAAGGCGCTTCTGGCAAACCGCGGCGATCGCCAGACCGCCCTGACGGTGAGCAGAACCCTTTACGGCCATTCCAACGTCGTGGTTCGCCTTTTGGAGAAAGCCGTTGTCACCACCGGCGATCTCCATGCTGATCCTGACTTCCGCTCCGCTGGGCGCGCATTCATCGAGCTTGTCCAGACCCGCTCGCTGATCGGCAAAATCAACGCGATCTCTCCCTTCCGTGCCATTCCTGCAGAGACCCGCGTGCTGGCACAAACCGAGAGACCAGTCGCTTACTGGACTGCCCAGGGCCAGCCGAAGATGGTCACTCACACGGCCTTCGAGCAGAAGCGTCTCAGCTCAAAAAAGATCACCGGCCTGCTGGTGCTGACCAACGAGCTTCTTGAAGGCCAAGGCGCCGCTTTCGAATCCGCGGTGAGCAACGACCTGGTCAACCCAATCGCTGCTCTTGAGGGCCTTTCCTTCCTGGATCCAACCAGCGCCGGCGGCGTCGATTCTCCTGCTTCGATCACAAACGGAGTCACTCCAGTTCCTTCATCCGGCACCGATGCGGATGCCGTTCGAGCAGATATCCGCGCACTCTTTGCCGCCTTCGGTGGTTCGCTCGAAACCGCGGTGATCGCAATGCATCCAGAGACGGCCCTTGAGCTGTCGATGATGCAAGCGTCGCTTGGCGAGACCAGTCTGACTGTACGAGGTGGTGAGCTGTTCGGCGTTCCTGTTGTTACCAGCGACTCGGTACCGAAGGACTCGAACGGCGCTCTGGTGGCTCTGATCGATCCGGCAGGCATCCTCCTCACCGACGAGGGCGTGGACATCCTTCAATCCAATCTCACCACCATCCAAGTGGACGATGGGCAAGGTGGCACGGGGTACCTGTCGCTATGGCAGAACAACCTCACCGCCGCCCTGGCCGAGCGTTTCCTGAACTGGGAAATCGCAAGGGCTGGGTCTGTCGCCTGGCTGTCCGGCGTTCAGTGGGGTGTGTGATGGATTACGAAGCGAAGGCACTCCAGTTTCGGGAGGAAATCGAAAGGGTGTCCAAGGAGTGCCTGGGCCTTGGTGTTAAGGAGCCATTCGGCACAGGCACAGCCATCGTACTCACAGGGAAACTGATTCACGCTCTTGAGCGCATCGAACAGCTTGAAGGGAAATTGAAGGGGCTCTCTGAACAAGCAGCTGCGCTCGAAGAGCGTGGCCTCAAATACTGCGGCACATGGCAGCGCGCTATGGACTACCGCCGCGGTGATTGTGTGACCCACAAGGGCTGCCTCTGGACTGCGGTGAAGGCCACCGATAAGGCGCCTGATGAAGCCGTTTCCGACTGGCAACTCTCGGCCAAGGGGGCGCAGCGATGAGCACGAATCAGAACTGCAACGAAGTCATCTTCGCGATGGGCCGGATCATCGGTCAGAACGCCGACTGGCTCGATGGTCGTCTCTTCCAGAAGCTCGCCATGATCGCCGCTCGAGCGAACTACGAGGACGAGGAACTTGACGACTACGGCACCTTCGACGACATGCGCCGTGCCTTCGAAATCTCGTCTGCAGCACTCCGCGAAGAAGCCCAGCACCAGGGTAAGGGGCGCCGCCCATGAGAGACCTGATGAGAGAGTTTTCCGAGACCTCCGGTGATCGCCTCCCGCAGTTTCTAGCCGAGATTCCCGAGGTCTATCTCGCGCACATGAAGCAGCTTCCCATCCACCCCGAACTGGCCGGGCTCCTGGCCCAGGTCAGCGAGGAAGTTGGAGAGGTTCGAGTTCTGAAGGTCGAGCCAGATCAACTGCTCATCGTGGTGCTGAAGAGCGACCCGGCGCCGTACTTGATGATGCTCAAGCTAGAGCCACAGCAGATCCACTAGCACCGACTTCAACGGACAAGTCGTGAGTGTCCAGAACAACCGCGACAGCCTGCGCGTGCAACCCCTCCTACGAGCGACTTCAAGCGCGATATCGCCGGCACGGTGGCAGGCACCTAACAGTCCAGGAGAACGACATGCCAGAAGCATTCGAGGTGGACCTCAAAGGTCTGGATGAAATCATGAAAAAGCTTCGTGAATTGGGGCCAAAACTGGAGAGGAACTTCCTACGCCGCGCCGCTCGCAAGGCAATGAACATCGTCAAGGACGAGGCCAGGGCGCGAGTTAGTCCAACTGATGACCCCAATACCGCAGAGAACATCGCCAGAAATATCGTGGTTCAGGAGTCTGGACGTCGAGGGAAGGCAGTTGGTGGTGTGGTGATGCGGGTCGGTGTCCTGGGCGGTGCCAAAAACGTTCATGCCGGCGGCCTTGTAGGGAGAGCAAGTCTCAAGGAAAACCCCGGCGGCGACACTTGGTACTGGAGGTTTATGGAGTTTGGCACCGAGCACCAAGCGGCGCGTCCATTTATGCGTCCTGCCTTTGAGCAGAACATCGAAAAGGTCACCGAAACCGTGGCTGCTGAACTGAATAAAGCCATCGACAAGCTGGCCGAATAGGAGGCCCCATGCCATCTAGATCTCTTGGCCAGCTAACGCTGGATTTGATCGCTAAGACTGGCGGCTTTACAGGCCCGCTGAGCAAAGCTGAGCGTGACGCCCAGCAGCGCCTGCATAACATCAAGAAAAACGCAGAGATCGCAGGCAAGGCTATTGGCGGCTTCACTGTCGCCGCCGCGGGAAGCCTTACTGCTCTATCGGTGAGTACGGTTAGGTCTGCCGCTGAAATCACTCGACTGTCGCAGGTAGCTAACGCCAGCGCTCCTGAGTTTCAAAAATACGCGGCTGGTGCGAAAGCCGTTGGCATTGAGCAGGACAAGCTTGCTGATATCTTCAAGGACGTCAATGACAAGGTCGGTGACTTCCTCAACACCGGAGGCGGTGCGCTTGCCGATTTCTTTACCAACATAGCCCCAAAGGTCGGCGTAGCTGCCGATGACTTCCGTAACCTGTCCGGGCCTCAGGCTCTCGGTCTGTACGTACAGAGCCTGGAGAAGGCAAACGTCAGCCAGGCGGATATGACCTTCTACATGGAGGCCATTGCGAGCGACGCCACGGCACTCACGCCGCTTCTCCGCAACAACTCTGAAGGATTCACCATGCTCGGCAACGCAGCGGAAGCTGCCGGGGCGATCATGGACGAAAAGACCATCAAGGCCGCGAACGAACTGGCCGCTACTGCCTGGCTAATCGAGCAGAGTACAACTGGTCTGCGTAACCAAATCATGGCCCAGCTTCTACCAGCCTTGAGCGATATGGCTGTTGACCTGTCAGGCGTTAGCACAGAAGGCCAGGCCGCCGTGGTCGTTGGTGAGTTTGTGGTGGATACCATTCGATGGATGGCGAAGGCCGCTATTGGCGCCGTCGGTGCGTTCGACCTGATGGGGAAAGCTATTGGTGGCGCGGCAGCCACTGCGGCAGCTGGATTCAAGGATGCGGACTGGACTGACTTTGCCGCAGGCCCGTTGGGCGTGGCAAACCTGCTCTACAAGAACCAACAGAACATCAAAGATACTGCCGCTCAGGTCGGCGAAGATTTGGATGCGACTGCGCAGAAGTATGCAGGCTTCCTGAACACGGCTGATCAGATTGGCACTGGTGGCGTAAGGGGCGAGCTAAAGGAGCTATCGGACACGCTGCAGAGGCTGCGTGATGCCTCTGGAAAACCAGGAACCTTCACAGCCCTGACGAAGGAAGAACAGGCCGCAGCGAAAGCCTCCGAGCAGGCTGCTAAGGCACTGCAGAATCGCTTCGATCAAGCAGAAGAGAATTACGAGCGCCAGATCGCGCTGATCAACACGGAAGTCGACAAGCGCAAGGATGCGACAAAGGTCGCCAAGCTCCAATTTGATATCGAGTCTGGCAAGCTGAAGGGCATAAACACCCAGCAGCAGGAGCGCCTCAACGGATTGGCCGCCGAGCTCGACCGCCTGCAGAAGCTGAAGCAAGCCAACGAAGACGCTGCCAAGTCGGCTGCCTATCGCGCCACCCTGCAGAGCGAGCTGGAAAACGACCAGTCCGCCCTGGATCTTGACCTGGTGGGCGCCGGCATGGGCGAGAAGGCCCGCGAACGCCTTCGCCAGGATCTGCAGATCCAGAAGCACTACAACGACGAGCAGAAGAAGCTTGCCGAAGACTACCGCAACGGCGATATCAGCAAGGCCCAGCTCGACCAGGGAACCAAGGACATTGAGGACGCGCTGGCGCAGCGCCTGAAGGCCCAGCACAAGTACTACGAGGACACCGACCAGGCCCAGCAAGAGTGGATGAAGGGCGTGGACGAGGCTTTCCAGAATTACGTCGACACTGCAGAAAACCACTATCAGATCGCCGCGGATGCGATTACCGGCATCTTAGGCGGCGCCACCAGCGCGCTCAGCGACAGTATTTACGATGTCTTCACCGGCACCGAGACGCTGAGTGACTCGCTCGGCAACCTGGCAGCGACCATCGGCCAGACGATTGTGAAGGCGATTGCCGACATGGCTGCGCAATGGCTCGTCGCCCAAGCCGTCCAGTTGATCTATGGGCGCACCACACAGGCCACCGCGGCGGCGACCCTAGCAGCCAATGCCCAAGCGACTTCTTTGCAGGCCGGCCTGGCTGCTTTCGCGTCCACCGCGGCTATCCCCATCGTAGGCCCAGCTCTTGCCCCTGGTGCTATGGCAGCAGCTCTGGCAATCACAGAGCCTTTGGCAATCGCTGTTGGCACGTCTGCTCTCGCCGGCATGGCCCACGATGGTATCGACAAGGTTCCTCAGGACGGCTCGTGGTACCTGCAGAAGGGTGAGCGAGTCACCACCGCCGAGACCAGCGCGAAGCTCGATAAAACCTTGGAGAGGGTGAATTCCGGGATGTCGGGAGGCATCAAGAATGGTGGGGACGTACATATCAGCATCACCAATTCGGGCGTCCAGGACGTGAAGGGGATGAAGCAAGCAACCGCCAAACAAGCTAGAACCATCGCCCGTGTGGTTCGTGACGCGCAGAGGTTCACATGATTAGCAATCCGCCCGACCTGAAAGATGACAGCATCAACGGCTGTGTGATCTGGACAGCCACCAACAACAATCCTGGCCCACTGGAGATTGAGGTCTGTGTGGCGAGTGGTACTCGCGTGTTCACGGTTGTCCCACCTGGCGGGTTCATGCGAATCATCGCCGCCAACAAAGATGATGTGAACCTTCGCCATCGTGAGGCGAGGGTGCCTGGTGAGGACAGCATCAGCCAATGGATGCGAGAGCAATTGGATCGCCGCCGGCCGGAGGTTCAGTGATGGCCAGACTTCAAACGATCAAGCCGCGCCTGCAAGAGGCAGTGGGCAGGAAGCTGCAATCCGTGCCGAGCACAAGGGAGCGCAGGATGACCGGCAGAAAGCTTCAGGAGCGTCGGCTGCGCGTGTGGTCGAAGGATCCCTGCTGTGCCCATTGCGGAAAGCTCTGCGCCTTCCCTGAGGGATTTGAGCTTGATCACAAGCTATCCCTTCACGCTGGTGGTGCTGACACTGATGAAAACTGCCAGGTGCTTTGCTCAGGGCCAGAGGGTTGTCACGCGAAGAAGACTGCGACTGACCTTGGATACAGTCAGAAGAGAACCATCGGCATCGATGGGTGGCCAGTGGGGTGACTCGGGGGATACGCATACCCTAGTGGGCGCCGAAAAGGAAACCACGCCCGGATCTCTGTGTTCACTAATCCGTAGAATTTTGCTGATTTCACACGCTTCAAATAGGGGGGGGGAGGTCAGGTTTTTATAACCGAACATAGCGGAAACCACGCCCGGATCCATGTGGAGATTAAATTCCCGTATCAATCCTCGGAATCAAATAGAGGAATCAAATGGCTGGAAAAAAAGGAAGAAGCGGAGGCTCGCGCCCAGGTGCAGGTAGAAAGCCCATTAAGCCAATAATTGGGCCGGATAGTGGGCAAGTGCCAGGTATGTCCACCGAGCTGGAGATCCAGGATCATGGTGGTGCCCTGAAGCGTTTCAGGTCAGAACCTGTTCCGGCTGGCGATATGGATATGTTGCAGTACCTCCAGGATGTGGCGCTCGGTGTGATCGAATCGACTCCATTGCAGGTAAAGGCCGCTATCGCGGCCATTCAGTACACGCACGCAAAGAAGGCTGATGTTGGTAAGCGTGAACAGCGGCAGGAGGCAGCAAGAAAAGCCGCCAACGGTAGATTTCATTGCCGCACCCCACCGCTTCACGCAGTGAAATGACATTAACTCATGATTGCTCTATGAGTGATGATGGCCATATGATTCATCCGTTGCTGCGGCAACCGATAACCCATCTAACTCAGCCTGTGCGCAGGCCGGAGATCATCATGAAACCAGAGTTTCGCATTCGCGAAGTCACCCGCTACGTCATTACTCGCCACGACGACAACGGCACCCAAGCAGTTGCTGAGGTGAGCAATCTCCACAACGCTCAAGAAATCTGCTCAGCCTTGGAAAATCAGGCGACAGTGCGTCATGCAGATGAAGGAAAGGCTGTAGAAAGCCTAAACATACCTGCGCGAGCGGCGAATATCTTGAAGGACAACAACGTCCTGACTATTTCAGACCTTCTCCAGAAAACCGAAATAGACATCCTTAAGATGCCAAACGTGGGTGCTCAGATGCTCGGCGCGATCAAGTTTGCGGTTGAGCAGTATGGCGGCCTGAAGAAGCGCTAGTAACTAACAAGAAAGCCCGCCAGTGAGCGGGCTTTTTCTTTCAAGCTGCATGCTTTCACGTCCGTCCTAAAGCATGGTCAAACCAGCAGAGAAAATGGCCGCCTTCCTGAGGCAGGCTTAGCCAATCGTTTGCCCCTTCTGATCTGCAGCTGGCTGGGCACGGAATCTAACGAGCTTTGCATTTGAGCTTGGATCCACTGCTCGTAGGCCTCGACGCTATAGAGCGTCCGACGGCCCTCCTTAACCCAGATTGCTTCGGGGATTTGCTTGCGGAAGCGGCGCGTTCGCAGCGCAGCAACCGTTGTTCCGAGAAACTCGGCGAATTGCTCCTCGGTTAGGATTCGAGGCGAGACACTCCCACGCTGATTGTTGCTCTCCAGCAGGACAGCCAGCTTCTGTACTCCATCAGCGAGCATGACGATTTGAGCGTGCATCCCTCGGAGTATTTCAGCGAGACCACTTTCGTCAGGCATCTCTACCTCCTTCCCCTGGAACCGAATAGGTAGACGGGCTTTCCACCCATTTGGCGATGTCCGACTGCCTCCAGGCAACGGACTTGGGGCCAAGCTTGACCTGCCTGGGAAATGTTCGCTCTCGGATTCGACGGTAGATCGTGTTGCGGCCAAGGCCGGTGATGTGGAGCACCTCATCGAGGCGCAGCAGACGGTCTATCTTGTCCAAGTTCATCCTCTTTCCCTCCAGCTCGATAAGGAGCACGTATGTCGAACATTGAGGTTTATGTACCAGCAGCAGATGGCTCTGCTTACTGGATTCACGAAAAGGGGGAGTCCTGCAAAAACGCGATTCACACCCTGTTCACGGACGATTTTGCCGCGCCACCAACCCAGATGGTGGTGGAGATCACGACTGATTCAGGAAAGGTTGTGAGGGTGAGCATTCCGTATAGCCATACTGATAAAGCAGTCGTACGGATTGAAGGTGAGGTCGTCTAATTCGGACAGATAAGAAGAAGTATTGATCCTTAGGCGGGCTCAGGATCCTGCTTGGGGTGGACAGGTCGTGCGAGAAAGTGCAGAGCGTTAAGATTTCTGCAGGTCGTGGGCCGGGGCCTGAGTCTACGCGGCAACCCAAACGGCGCATTTCTTCCTGAAAGCCGCATGTTTGCTGGGCAGGAGGGCGGCCACCTACATGAGCCTAGAAACGAAAAGCCCCGCTGTGCGGGGCTCAAATCAATGCAGCGCGGGGCTGTAGTGCTTCTCGAAATCCGTCAGCCGTATCGTGCTGGCTATATCACCCAAGACGCTGATCTCTGCTTCGGCGCGTTCCTCTTGGCCTCGATCATCAACGATGAACAGCAGCTTTAGTGGGTCTTCACTGCGATTGATGAGCACAGCCTTTCTGAGTCGGGCGTTCACCGATTGTGCCACAGGCCTAATGGCGTCGACGTAAGTGTCACCCCATAGGAAGTCGAAAGTTATTTCATTCTTCCCGATGGCAACTGTAGCGTTTCTTACCAGTTGCTTCTCCGGTGCCTTTGCACGGAGGAGCATTTCGATCTCTGACGTGAGGGAGAAGTCAGTATCTCCCTCGTTGAAGCGCTCATCCTCCCAGGCAGCGACGGCGGCGAAGAGCTTCAGGATGCGCCCGCCCCATTCGGACATATCCGACTGAGGGAACATCGCCTCAAATGCCCCAGTTTCTGTCAGGTTGAACCCGTGCTTGACGGCAAGATTTTCAAGGCCTTTCCAGTTGCGCTTGTCACCGAGTTGGTACCCCAGCCCGCTGAGCGCAAACATCGTTATGCCATCATCCGTGAACTCCACCATCTGTCCGCGCGGGATGAGGTAGAAATCCAGTGGTTTCCCACCCGGCAATACAATCGGAGTGCTGATGTAGGTGGCCATAGCGCCGCCTGCCTCGACCGTCTGGCAATGCCATCCGGCTTTAGCAAAGAAGGTGGAGCAGCCTAAACTAGCCATAGATCACCCAAACAGATCATTGGTAAACGGCGCACCTAATCGACGGTGGTCGTTGTCTAGAATTCTAGCGTGTCTGCGGAAGCGCTCAATCCATCTATGGACAGTCGGGCTATCTAGATTGGCAATGACGGCACGAGTGATTTGATCGAGGCGCGGATCACCGAGATGGATATGCGGCCCAAAGAATACGATTCCATTTTCGGAGTGCGATCTCTCATGCTTGGGGTAGATTTCTAGCATGAAGACCCTGCGCATCTCGCGTTGCTCTCGGTACATGAGACCGTAGCTAATCCGGTCGCCCATCCTTCCAGGGCGATATTCCCCCTTGAATAGCAGGCGAGGGAGAGTGACACGACTCTCGTCCAATAGAGCGCTGGTCGCTTCAAGCCATCCGCTGTGATTCGGTCGTTCGCCCCATTCCAGCTCTTCGGAAAGATACTTGATCTTTTTGCACCAATCCCGACACTCATCAAGCCAAGTGGCTTTGTTCACTTCCTTGCTCCTTCGGCTATCTGGCAACCGGTCTCTTAAGCCTCTCCATCACTGCCCCATGATCCTCCGGTACTCCTGCTGGTACTGCTCGTAAGGCAGGTTGCGCTGCTGGAGCTCGTAGAGCTGACGCTCCTTCGATTCGGTGTTCGCCGCTTGGTGCGAAGTTGGTTCCTTGGCTGCTGGAGCAGGGACGGTAGGTGTGCACACCTCTGTTAAGAGCTGGTTCATCACATTAAGTCTTGAGCTTGACTCCCAGATTTGTCCTTTGTCGCCAAAAACCATAAAGGGAACCGACCCGACGTAACCTCCATAGCTGTTTTTGGCATTCACGTTCCCACAGATAGCTGAAGCACTCGGCCTTCCTTCTACTTGCACACCAATTATTCCGGAGAAACGGGCTGATTCTGGATCCTTCAGCATCGACGTGATAACCGCCTTTGCCGACTCGATCTGCTGATCTGTTGGCTGAAACGCAAATCTAGGTGTCGGAGTAACCTTCGGCTTGGCTGGCGAGATTTGCTGGGCGCAGCCGCTTAGGATGGCCGCAAAAATTAAAACCACTGCTATACGCATGCTGACCTCCTTGTCGTATCTGAAACCATATTGCCACTACACCCCAGGCAGCGCTACGCCCGCTCAAGGATCCTGAGCACCAGGCCCAGCAGATTGGCGCAGCAAAATAGGACGGGCGTCAGCTCCTAGGAATCTCACTTAAGGACATACACCGGCTTTCCATGCCCGGGTGGCGCCGTCCTTCTTTTTGGCGACGGCGGTTTCGCAATGTGCTTAGCCGCCAGCGCTGATTCCCACAGTTGCAGAACCCACTCCTCATACGCGTCCACGTTGTAGTACCAGCTACGATTGAACTTGACCATCAGATGCTCTGGGAAGAGCTTTCTCTTTCGGCGAGACGCTAGCGCACCTTGAGTGATTCCAAGATACTCAGCCATCTTCAGTTCAGTCAGCATCGCAGGTTGATGCGCCCTCCCCTCTAAGATTTCGGCGATCTCACCGACGGTTGTCGTCAAGGTGCTCAACTGCTCGTGGAGCTTCCGGGCCGCGAGGGCTAGCGGTTCTCTTGAAGACATAAGCAAATCCTCAGTTCACAGTCCCTCCGGTGTAGCACGATACCGGAGCCATTAGGAGAAGCTTATGCCAGTCGAATTCCTGACCCACGAAGAAGTTGTCCAGCTCACGGGCGCCAGGACGAAGGCCGGCCAGGTGCGCGTTCTGAAGAAGAATGGGATCAGGCACTACATCAAAATGAATGGCTGGCCCGCGGTGACTGTTCACGCCGTAACAGGCGAATACAGCAAGGAGCCAGACCGCATCCCGTGGAAGTCCAACAAGGTGCCGTAA